AAACCCAATACTTAGTTTTATGGTAATGGTGAGCGTATAGAAGCGTCGCTCACTTCATTCGGCGTATCGAGACTCGCCATCTCATGACGTACTAAGCTTCGTCAGCTTAAGGTATCTGTTATAAAACATTTATGCTTAAGGAATCTTATGCCTATAACAACTTCTCTTACGCTACCACCACCAGTGCAGCAGAGCTTCAGTTATAAGCTGTTGTCTGTGCCGGTGCCCAATATGATCCACAAAATCCCAGCCATGAAGAAGAATATGCCCCGTAATGGTGGCCTAACGCTTCGCATGCGCCGTTATAATCCACTCGGAACCGCTATGGTACCGCTTGGCTTTAGTGGTGTAACACCTCCATCACAGCAACTGACAGCTGTTGATATTGATGCGAATATTGATTTTTACGGCACCTACCTCCAGATCAATGAAATCGTAACCCTTACAAACCAAGATCCGGTCCTTAACGAGTGCGCAGCGCGTTTGGGAGTATCGTTACGCCAAACAGAGGATCAACTCACTCGCGACATGCTTTCAGCAACTGCATCATTCATCAACTGCACAGGCGGTGTAAACGGTAAACTTGTTGCCGTTTTAAAATCTTCTCTGATTGACTTGGAAGCCGAAGCTTAAGAGCCGGTGACAGGGCGGAAGGCGAAAGCCACCGTGAACGACTGAGTGAGAAGACTCATAGAAATATGAGATGCGACAGTCTAAACCCCGATCGATAAGACGGGGAGGTAAGCAGAAATGACTTACCCGCTTAAGCGCTAATTAATACCCTTTCGGCACTTAAGTCAATAAAGCAATAGTTAATTGGACAATCCCACAGAAGTAACGCGTGCTGACGTAGACGAAATTGTTCGCACACTGCTGAACAATAATGCCTACACCATCATGGATAACATTGAAGGTGAAGATAAATTCGGCACGGCTCCCGTTCGTGATGCGTACTTTGCATTGTGCTCAACACAATTGACGGGCAACCTTGATGGTGTTGCTGGGTTTATTCATAAGAACCAATATCCAGCACCGATGAATGCACTCCGTTCAGAATGGGGCGCTATTGGCAACCTTCGCTTCTTGGTGTCATCTATTGGTTCAGTGAATGCGGCGGCATCAAATCTTGGTGCCAATGTGTACAACATCTTCTGTGTTGGTATGGAAGCATATGCATGTATTGAGCAAGACGGATACAGTGCAAGCTTTATCTATCGTCCACCAATATATGATGGCCCACTTGCGCTCAATTGTTCGGTTGGTTACAAGTTTGCCGAAGTCCCAAGAATCACCAATGATCTTTGGGTCGTAAACCTTCGCACAACACTCGCTTAAGGAGAATCTATGTCAGATAATACAATAATCCAGCAAGGTGCATTTACTTCTGCTGGCACAACCGAAACGCTTATCTTGAGATCCGATGTCGACTGGATGAAGATCTACAACATGACAACGATTGTCGGCGCCACACAATGGGATGGTGTTGAACACTATTGGCAAAGAGACATGGCAGTTGGTGATGGCTTGGTATGGTATCATGCTCTTGGGTCGCAAGCGCTTTCATTGTCATCGTGCGTTGTTGGCTTTAATGGCGCGGTATATCCAGGCTTTTATCCAATCACTCATGATGGCATGAACCTTGGTGCACCGATTGCCGTAACTGCTGGTACAAACGCAGTACTTCCAGTTTACAGCACAGCAAATACTGCTCTGCTGGCCGCTGGCGCAATTGTTCGTGTGTACAACTCAGCACATACAAACCTTGGTGGTTTGGATTTCAGTGTTGATACCATTGTTGCCAATACCAGTTTCCGTCTTGCCAATGCACTTGCAACGGCACCTGGTGTTGTTGCTGGTGCTGCCGGCTTCTGGCGCTATGTTGCCCCAGACGTAGGAACATATAACTTGTTCACACCATCACGTCGTGTTATTGCCAATATTACAGCTGCAAACCCTGCCGTTGTAACGACACTTGTTGACCATGCCTACACGCTTGGCCAACAGGTTCGCATGCAAGTTCCTGCTGCATGTGGCATGACACAAATGAGCGGATTAACGGGAACGGTTATTGCTGTAACCGCATCGACATTCTCATTGAATATTGATGCTACGGGATTTACGGCATTTGCATTCCCACTTCCAGCTGCTGTACCGTTTACACCTGCTGAAGTTATTCCTATTGGTGAAACGCCTTGGGCTCCCCAACAATTGGGCGGCCTGTCAACGGGTGATGCAACGGATAACCAAGGGTATATTGGCATGGTTCTTGGCAGCTCTGGCGCTGTTTCAGGATCGCCTGTCGGTGTAGCAAATGACGTCATTTACTGGGTAGCTGGTAAATCGTTTAACGTCTAATAGGTTCCATATATGCCGGGGAGGGCCTTTCCCTCCCCCTTATTTAAAGGAATACAATGGCAGAAATCATAAATGAGTTGAAGAATACTCAAACAGTTGCTCCAGTAGAAAAAAAGCCTAAAGTTAATCTTAAATATCAGCGCGATAAAGATCGTGAACCCGTTAAGGGCATCTTTAAATTTTATGAAGTGCCAAATGGTTCTGTTAGCTTTGTCTATAAAGCCCATAAGGGCGACCAGGTTGAGCGCTATGACCTAGTAGATGGTCAGGTATATACAATACCACTCGGAGTCGCCAAACACTTAAACAAGAACGGCTGGTATCCAGTGCATACCTATGCTACAGATGAGTACGGTAAGCCAAAGATGAAGATCGGGCAAAAGGTTCGACGCTTTGGGTTTCAGAGTCTAGAATTTGTAGACATTGAAGACCTTGGTGAAGTCGGTAACTCACCATTGGTCACCGTAGAAAACGTCTAAGGAGGGCGACAACGCTCGATTATTTTATAGGGAGTCATAATGTCCACCTGTTACGCTAATCCAAACCCGCCTTTTCAACCAGCCATGCGTCTTATTGCATCAATTACGAATGCAAATCCAGCTACGGTAACAACCACGTTTGATCACGATTACGAAAGTGGTCTTATTGTGCGATTGAACATACCGTTGGCCTGTGGCATGTTTCAGGTTGATAAGCTCACGGGAGTGATTACCGTAACAGGTGCGACTACCTTTACCATAAACATTGATACGACATCATTTGATGCTTTTTCCATCCCCGTTGCTCCAGCTTGGAATGATAATACATGTGCCACGGTTGTACCCGTTGGCGAATCGAACGACATTTTGCGATTGGCGACCCGGAATGTCCTATAATTAGTCACTGGGGACATCCCCAATGATAGTTAGGAGTTCTTATGTTGAAACCAATGATTATTTTTATTATTGGGTTTTTTGCGGGATTCAATAGGTTTTCTCAAGAGCATTTTTCTGTGTATGTGCCACCATTAACCCAAAAGTTTGAATTTGTTGATGTTAGCTGGTCTGCGTGTGAGAAAATCCCCGTTGATGTGTCATCGGACAATAAATTTATAATCTTTCTTCCAAATAAATATTTTTCTTCGCCAGAAGAGCCTAGAATAATAATTGATGACTATGTAAATGATAAAGGTTTTAGGGTAACAAAAGAACAGGTCGAAGGAGATACTTATGCCAACGCTTGGAGATATACGTACTAAGGTACGTCGACTTACGCGAAATCCTTCGCCCAGTCAACTGACCGACCAAAACATCGATGACTACGTAAACACATTTATTCTTTATGATCTTCCTGAGCACCTTCGGCTTTTTGCATTACGTCAAACGTTGACGTTCTACACCAATCCAGGACAAGACGTCTATGAGACGAACACGATAGCACCGCTTGATCCACTCTATGACTTTAAGAATGTGTATATGAGCGTGCATCCACCGGTTTATGTTGCTGGATACCAAACGTTCTTTTCTCAATCACGTGAGCAGTTCTTCGGTGTATATCCAATGGCGAGCAATATTGTCACTATTGGTACCGGTGACGGTGTTCTCTTTGTCTTTGCTGGGACGTTAGACCAGATACCGGTTGTTGCGAATAATGTTCAGTTCAACTCAATAGATGCCAATGGTAATGGACTTGTAGCCATTGATAATGGCGTCGGTGGTCTTATTAATCCAAGCAGCGGCGTCTTTGCTGGAAACATAAATTATACGACTGGTGTTTACAACGTTATCTTTGCTGCACCGCCAGCGGTTGGCGCTGCTATTAACGCACAGACATATCCTTATGTAGCGGCTCGTCCTACGGGAGTTTTATACTATAACTATCAGTTTACGGTGCGTCCGGTTCCCGACCAGGTCTATCCGATTAACGTAGAAGTTTATAGGCGCCCAACGGCATTGCTTGCCGCTGGAACATCGCCGCTTCTTGAACAATGGTGGCAGTATATTGCCTATGGTGCATCGAAAAAAGTATTTGAGGATCGTGCTGACATGGAAGGCGTTCAGGTCATCATGCCCGAATTTAAGCGTCAAGAGATATTGGTTCTCAGGAATACGATTGTCCAACAAAGCAATGTGCGTACGGCGACCATCTTCACAGAACAGTCATTTGGTGGTTTTGGCTGGGGTAGCTTTTAATTAGAAGGAAATAAAACAATGCCATGGAATCAAAACATACCCCAACCGGGTGATAAATTATCTCAGTCTCAGGCTGATCTACGTGGTAACTTTCAGGCACTTGATACGTACGTACAAGTAGACCATGTTGCTATTGCAGCAGCCGATCAGGGCAAGCATAAAAAAGTATCCTATGTATCTCAGGCATATGTAGCGCCAATTTTAGGTCCGGTAACGGCAGCAAACGAAGCAATAATCTTCGCGCGTGATAGCATAGCGGTACCAGGAACAACAGCTCTATTTTATAAGGGTCCCGGGTTAGCTGATATTGCCGGCGCGGCAGAATTTAGTTATGCCAATGCAGCCAGTCCGGGCTATACCATACTTCCATCGGGGATCTGGTTGCAGTGGGGAACGGGCAACGGCAACGCACAACAAAACTTTGTAACCGCATTTCCAACCGCTTGTCTCAATGTCCAGGTAACAGAGACGGGCAATGGTAGCAATTTCCGTCATTTTATGAAAGTTGATCCAGCATCGATTACGGCGGCACAGTTTACGGCATATTCAATAGCATCTGGTGGCGGACAAGAAGCATCTCCGTATTATTATTTTGCCATAGGATACTAACATGGCTTACGATCGTCATCTCATAGCACCGCTCAATTCAGGATTGCAGAAAAACCTTGAGCCGTGGCTGATCCCCGATGATGCGTTTGCAGAGCTCTACAATGCATATGTTTTTCGTGGCAAGGTGCGCAAACGGTTTGGCTCGAGTCTTACTGGTGAGAATTGGGATCCATTGTTTCCAGAGACGGCGCCCTTGTTCGGCCGTGTACGTATACCGCTGGTTGGTGCCGGCGTTGGAATAACAGATGCTTTTGGTGTAGCTGCTGGTACAGTTCCAGGAAGTATATGGAAGGTCGGCCAGGCATTCTCGGTTGGTAATACGATTTTTACGATTGCAACTGCCGGAGCTGTTGTTCAGATGCTTCGCACCGATGGATCAGTTGAAGTCGCTACGTTTGATACTACCAATGGTGCCTATGCCATAACGATTGTGGCTGACCCACTGACACAGGTCTATTTCTATCCGGCTGAGCCGATCATGGGGCTTACCCAGTACGACAAAGGTCCCATCAATGATCACACGGCCTATGCCTTTGATACGCAGTATATCTATCAATATACTGGCGGTTCTTGGAATAAAAACGGACCAACGGATCGTGTTTTGCTTGGCCAAACAGATGGTGCTGGCGTACTTGCTGGTGTTGTTGCTGGTGCACTGGGAAACGTAGGACAGCAATTTACTATAGGCGCTGTTGTCTTTACTGTTGTTAATTCAAACACCGGTGTTCTTGCCATGAACAGAAACCCAGTTGGCGGTACATTGCATACGTTTGATGTATCAACGGGCGCATTTAACTTTACAGGCGAAGCAATAAATACAGACGTTTACTTTTATTCATCAGGAATCAAGTTTGATGGAACAAATTCACAGTTTTTCTGGGCAACGACATGGAATGGCCTTACTTCAGACTCAGCAAGCATGTATGTGAGCAATTATAATGCAACGGTAGGTGTTCCTGGCGTTTCTGATGATTACATGCTTCGTTTTGATGGAGCGGTATGGAGAGTCTTTGCCCCAGAGTTCTTTACCGCGCATGACAAAGTGGTCAATGCACGAATAATATTGCCCTTTAAGGATCGACTTATTCTTTTAAGCACCGTTGAACAGAATTCCGTTGGCACACTCAATACCGAATACGGTAATCGTTGTCGCTTTTCTCACAACGGCTCACCGCTTGCGGCTTCAGCATGGTATGAACATAATCAAGTTGGTTGGACGGGCGGCGGTTGGATCGATGCAACAACGGAAGAACGTATCATCAGTGCCGAATTTATACGCGATCGCCTAATCGTCTATTTTGAGCGTTCTACATGGGAACTGGTTTATACCGGCAACCAGGTACAGCCATTTGTATGGCAGAAGATCAACACAGAGCTTGGTGCAGAAGCGACATTTTCAGCCGTTCCATTTGATAAGGTTGTTTTAAGTGTTGGCAATACAGGTGTTCATGCGTGTAACGGTGCCAATGTTGAACGTATAGACGTTAAGGTGCCAGACGAAATTTTTAGATTGAGAAGCGAGAACAATGGTATCTATCGTGTTGCTGGTATACGCGATTTTTCTACTGAATTTGTTTACTGGATATACCCTGGTAATGATGCTGGGCCCTATTCTGACGTATTCCCAAACAAAGTATTCATATACAACTATGTCAATGGTACCTGGTCTTTTAATGATGACTGTATAACGGCATTCGGCTATTACGAGCAGAAGGGTGATACAACATGGATTTCAACAACGCTGACATGGCAACAGGCGGCATTTGGCTGGACAAGTGGTGTAACGCAGGCAGATTTTAGATATGTACTTGGTGGCAATCAGCAGGGGTATATCTTTACGATCGAAGCCGATACGACGACCAATGCACCAGCTATGCAGATTTCTGATATTCAGTACGCAGCAAACTTAACGACGCTGACCATTGTTGACCATACGTTGGCTGATGATGACTTTATCAAAATAGAGAACGCCAAGCGCGATGACGGTGGCGTTGAAGATCTGGATGAGCTCAATGATAATATCTATCCCGTCACTGTTATTGACGCTGATACGATTTCTATTGGTGATGAGCCTTTTGATGGTGTGTACATTGGTGCTGGCACTGCAGCTCGTGTTTCTAATATTAAGATTCTGTCTAAAGAGTGGAATCCATATATTCAAAACGGTCAGCTTGTTTATTTGGCCAAGATAGACTTTTGTGTGCAAAAAACAAACGCCGGTGAGCTAACGGTTGATTATTACCCATCGTCTGTTGATATCTCAATGATCGACGAAGCAGAAGGCTCTGGTGCTAATCTTGGTACGAACATTCTCGAGACGAGCCCTTATGCGCTAGTACCGCTTGAGGAATTTCAAGATCGTCTCTGGCATTCTGTGTACTTTCAGGGCGAAGGAAGTACGGTACAGATCTATCTCTATATGGACGATGATCAGATGACAGATGTTGACATAGCCGAGAGCGATTTTCAGCTTGAGGGCCTTATTTTATACACCATGAAATCAGGATCGGGGATGGAATAATGGCAAAGCAAAACGTCGGTGCGTTTGTACCAACAACGTCGGTCTGGGATGTTTCAGAGATCTACTCTACCGATGTCACTAGCGACGCGTTTAAAGAACTGTTGGTGCGCCTGTACCAGAACATAAACAACATATCTATGTCATTGAACATCAAAGACTCGGCGTACTATGATACTGAGGAGTTTGTGTGTGGTCAGTCATATTTCCCCAATCCAGGGCTCTCATCAGCAACAACAACGGATCCGGCCATGAGACAAGTATTTAGACAGGTTGTTAACTTTGGGGCATTACCCAATGCGGCAACCAAAACAGCGGCACACAGTATAGCAGTTAACGCTGGCTATACATTTACGCGTGTCTATGGTGTTGCGTCTGATACAACTGGGCTATCATATATACCGTTACCATACTCAGCGGCAACGGCTACGCCTGCGGCTGACAATGTAGAACTCTGGGTTGATGGCACCAATGTTAATGTTAAGACGGGCAAAGATTTAACGGCATACAATGTATGCTACGTTGTTTTAGAATATTTAAAGCAATAGGAAGGCGACGGCGCCTGACTATTTTATAGGAGTTGCTATGGCTGGTTTTCTTAGTAATCAACAGGTACAAAAACATCCAATGGCATATACGCTTGGAGGAATGGGAGCGCTTGGTGGTCTTGGTGGATTAGCCTATAGCGGTCTATTGGGTAAGGGCGCTGGCAACTTTCTTACCGGTACTCCTGGTCGTGTTCAACAGTCGCCAACCATGACTCAAGGACAAATGGGCGCACAGAATCAGGCGTTACAAATGGCAATGCAAGGGCTTCAAAACCCCTATTCCGGCTTTGATCCAATACAGCAGCAAGAAATGCAACGCTTTCAACAGCAAACGATTCCTGGGCTTGCCGAGCGCTTTACATCGATGGGTGAGGGTGGCCAACGATCGAGTGCGTTTCAGGGCGCTCTTGGGGGAGCGAGCGCTGATCTTGGTAGCCAATTAGCAGCCTTGCGTTCTCAATATGGATTACAACAACAAGGCCAGATGCAGAATCTTTTAGGCATGGGATTGCGGCCACAGTTTGAGAGTATCTATCAACCTGGTAGCCAGGGTGTCATGGGCCAGGCACTTGGTGGGTTATCGTCTATGTTACCATTGCTGGCATTTTTATAAGGAGTTGATATGCAAGTCATAAATGATCCAAACAGAACAATTGCCGGTGGCCTAGCCAATGCATTGGGGACGGGATTGCAAAGCGGCCTACAGAATCTTGCTGCGTTAAAGATGCAACAATTACAGCAACGGCATCAGCAGAAACAATTGGGATCTACCCTTGAGTCTCTCAAGATGCCGAAAGAAGTTGCTTTATTGCCGCCAGAGCTTCAAAAAGAATATTTTAAACAGAGGATGCAGCAACCACAACAACAGGCATATGCTCAAGCCCTACAATCAATGATGGGACAAGGTGATCAGCAAGCTACTATGCCAGGCCAAGAAATCCCTGGTCAACAAGCAGCAGCACCCGCACAATTAACGGCAGATCAGGCTTTTAAACTAGCCCAGCTTGGGATGCAAAAAGAAAAGTTAAGCATGGCTCGCGGCAAAGAGATGCGTGAGTATCTCGCGCCAGTAGCTAAAGAGGTCGGCGAGATAAAAGAAAAAACCGGTGCATTAGACACCATGGATCGTCTTGCTAAAACTTCTGGTGCGCTTAATAGTCCAGCTTGGATGACTGGATTAAAAATGTTTGGTCTTGATCAATATCCAGCGTTTACCAAGCCGGGCACGCAAGAATATAATGCCGCTACCGTTGGTTTTTTAACAGGCCTACGTTCTATGTTTGGTGCCCGTCCAACACAGTGGGAAGTTGGTGTTTATATGAATAAGCTTCCCGGTCTAATGAACAGCCCAGAAGGCAGGAAAACAATATCTGAAAACATGAGACGCGGTCTTCAGGCACAGAGGATTGCTCTTGACGCAAAGAAAGATATTATTCGCCAGAAGCGATCGGTTCCGGCAGACATTGAGCTATTGGTTGATGACAAAGTTGGCAAAAAGATTGATCAGCTTTGGGGTCAGAATAAAAAAAGTCTCGGCATTAATACCGTTTCTGAAGCAAAGCCAGATGCTCGATCAGTTGCTGGAAAAATTATAAAGAACCTTGAATCTGGTGAATATGAATATAGCAACGGTAAGACATTTACTAAGGCAACGGCAGAACAACTCGCTAAGGTGGGGATACGATAATGCCATACGAGATTCTTGATGCACAAACTCCCGAAGCGCCATCGACTGGTTCTGGCATTCTCCGCGATATAGCCAGAACGGGTTCACGTGTTGGAGAAACGATTCTTGGAGCACCTGGAGACATAATGCAGGGCGTTGCTGGTCTTGGCAATCTTGCTGAATCTGGCCTTAGGGGCATTGTTGATTATGCGGGCATTGGGCCAATGGCTCGGGCAATAGGCGGCGATGATGTGCAACCTTATGAAAGCCCATTGCCAACAAGCGAAAGTCTTAAGCAACGAATGCCACAGTATCTTCAACCGCAGACACCGGGCGAAGAAATGTCAGACGAAGTGTTTTCTGATTTAACATCATTGTTTCTTGGTGGCGCTAAGCCTTTACGTGCTGCAGCGGCTGCTGGGCTTGGCCAACTGGCAAAATGGGGCGCAAAAGAAGCGGGAGCTGGCGAGGGCGGACAGGCTGGTATTAAGCTTGGTGCAATGGTTCTTTCTTCAATGGTTGGGACAACAAAGATAAAAGATCATATGAAGGGTCTTTATAGTAAGGCAGAAGCAGCGCTTCCAGAATCAGCCGTTATTAAAACAGCGCCGCTCGAGAAAGAATTCAGCGCCTTATGGTCTAAGATGGAAAAAGGCGGAACATCAGAATCGAAAAAGATTCTTTCAAGAAAGATAAATCAGATCGAATCAAAAATATCTAATAGAACAATGCCAGTTGATGAAGCGTGGCAGTTCAAGCGAGATATTAATGAATCAATATCTAGGGCCGGTAAGCTTAAAAACTTTGAAAAATATCTTCCCAGCATCAATAAGACATTGGACGCTCAAATTAAGTCTTATGGGAGAACTAATCTAGAGTTCTTGAACAACTATAAGAATGCTGATGATCTCTTTAGGGCATCAAAGATCTCTGAATTTCTTGAAAAGATTATTAATCCAGCCGCTATTGGTGCGGCGACTGCTGGCATGTTTTTTCATGGTGGAAGTGCTACGAAAGCCCTTGGTGCTGGAGCTGGACTGCTGGGTGCGCGTCTCGGTTATCAGGGCATTGAGATGCTTCTAAAAAATCCTGCCATTGCCAAATATTATGGCAATGTTGTGGCTGCAGCTGCAACGCGCAATATTCCCCAGATCAACAAAGAACTGGCCAAGCTCGACAGGGTTGTTACTAAATATTATGGCAACGAAAGCGCAAGCGCCATGCCAACCACTGGGTTTGAAGTGATTGGTTAGGGAAAAATATCATCCAAGCGATGTGTTATATACATCAGCAAAACGACCCCAATAAAGAATAAGAAATACATACTTACGCCTCCAGCGCCGGAATTGCATCGGGTAATGTTATCTTTTCTTGTAACAACCAGTTTGTAACTGGTGCCTTGCGATAGTTATCTAAACAAACGCCATAGAGTTCTGGTATGCGTGCATATTCTATTGTCCCAGGGCGTATAACCATCTTTAATTCAAAGACATCGCCACTAGCAGACGTGCCGCCAGACAATTCTTTAAGCTTCTCAAGATATGCTTTTTCTTGTTGGTCGTAATATTTCTTTGCTTGTTTAACTTTGTGCAAAGATTCGGCTACTTCGTTCCATTCTTTATTCATTTGTTCGCCCCCAGGCAATTAGTTATTCGAATTCTTTTTCTCTACGTATCTGTTCTAATATCGATTTCATGATGTATGCGCGCATGGTTATATTGCGATCGAGCGCACGCTGCTTGAGTTCTTTGTGCAGCGTTGGGTGTATGTTAAAGATGATTCTCTTGTTTATCGGTGTCACGCCATAGCCCTCGACGACGGCGGATGGTTGTTTTACGGGGTCAATGTGGACCATTGATGGTTGTTTTACAGGGTTACTATCCATTTCTTACCTTTCTACTTGCTATGTATACATATAATCATACCATTGTTTTTTAAACATTGCAAGAGCCAAGGCGTATATATTTACTGAATAGGTAAAGCTTTTGAATAATTCTTATTTTTGGAGAAAACAATGGCAGTTTCAAGAAGTCCGAATACAGCGTATGGGTTCAGCGACGCTATGTTAGGCGTTCCAAATAACCCTATTAATACAACCCGTGTTCCAACGGTTAATGATAAACCAGAACTTGGTACCGTTTGGGTCAATAGAACAACTGGTTTGGTCTACATTTTAGGTCGTATAGTAGCCAATCAAGCCCAATGGGCTCCCTATGCTTATGCTGGTGGCGGCGCATTTGTGGGTGCCCTTTCTTGTACAACAACGCTCAACGTTGGTACAACGGCTACTATTGGAACAGGATTAACAGTTACTGCCGGTGGCCTGACGGTTACTCTTGGCGGTGCGGCCATAACCGGTAATTCAACCGTTACTGGTACATTCGGTTCAACTGGACCTATCACCGTCGATCTTGGCAATATCACCGCAACCGCCGGAAACTTTATAACTACTCTTGGCGATATCCTTTGTACGGCTGGCAATATTATCAACACTCTTGGTGATATCGTTGCCACAGCTGGCAATATTGAAGCCACCCTTGGCAATGTTAACGTTATTGCCGGCGATGTTCACATTACCCTCGGTAATTTCTTAACCGACGCGGGTAACATTACAACCACCGCGGGCAATGTCGTTGTTACGCTTGGCGATGTTCATATCACAGCGGGCGACTTCTTAACCGATGCCGGCGCGATTACAACAACGCTTGGCAATATCACCGCAACTGCCGGTAACATTGTTTGCACCCTTGGCGATATCCAAGCCGTCGCCGGTGATGTACTTGTTAATAATGGCGATCTTGTTATTGCGACAGCAACGACGGGTATCACTCTTCCTGGCCCAACAAGAATCATTACTGGTGCCGGTGTACCAGCCGGTGGTCTTGCGGTTAACGTTGGCGATATCTATATACGCACAGATGCTGCTGCAGCTGCAGAACGTATTTATATTGCAACCGGCGCTGGGGTGTTTACTAACGTAACGTGTGCAGCCTGATTGGACATTTTTCTGGGGGCAACGTTCTTTTTTTGTTGCCCCCAATGAAGACAAGAACAATTGGCTTCTGTAAACTATCGATGTACTTTTTACTTTATTCAAGCATCGTATAGTTATTGATTAACGTTTATTTAAGGAGTTATTGATGGATTTGAAGTCAATGATCGTTATGGAATTTAAGAAGAATGATCGCATATACCAATTACTTATGCCAGTGGGTGCACCCTATGGCGAAGCATACGATGTTTGCTTTGAGGCGCTTAATGGTATCTTAGAGATGGCCAAAAAGGCGACCGAGGCAGCAGAAAAACAAAAAGCTGATGCCGATACAAAGATATCTAATGACGAAGAACCCAAGGTTGAATTAGTTAGCTAAATAAAAGGGAGGGCCATCATGGCTGCAAAAAATTCAATACGACCACTGGCGTCTGTGTTTTTTAATACAGCACTTCTTATTGCAAATCCACA